TCAGACCATGCTTTCCACGGACTGACGAGAGCGTGACTACATTACCCTTGATGCTTTGCTCCTGCGTATTGTTGAAGAACTTGAGTCCGTAGGTTTGCCCATCGATCTCAATGTCTCCACCTTGGATCACAAACTCACCCTTTGGGCCAGTAAATGTCTTAGGTTCCCACAATTTAGTGACCTTGCCAGTCACCCGTGTGATGATGTCTTTCGGTTCGATTCCTTCTAATTGGTTACTCATTTGATTTATAGGTTGTTTTGTAGTAGTGGCAGAAGGGTGCTACTGAGCAGTAACGCTCGCAACGGATGTTCCCTCCCGCTCTTGTTTCGATTGAGTGTTTCGCTCCATAGGTAGGAAGTAAGTTTTGTGCTTCCTCCAATGTGTCGCACACTTTTGCTGCTCGTTTATTGCCATCTTTTTTTATGGCAAATGTATCTGATTTAGCCCAGCGTTCTTTTGGATCGCAAGCAGGGATGGTATCGTCTGGCATAGCTGCCGCTGCTTGGTGAAGTTTAACCCTCTCCGTAGCGTAGGCTATGCACTCTTCGTTATCCCACAATGGTATGTCTACTATGTGGACTGCACACTGGGGATACTCTTTGTCAAACTCAGCCTTGCTCGACTGCCAATCCCGAAGGATGGCGACGATCTGACCTTTCTTGACTTCGTAGCCATACTCTCTCCAGAGCATAGCGTTCAGATTGATCTGTGCTTCCCACTCTGCCTTGCCGCCGAGGAGGAAGGAGAAGACTGATGTTACTTTAAAGTCACTTATTACTTTGTTGCCTGTCTCATACAAGTCAGTCTGACCAGTTAGTGTCCAGCCACTGATCTCTTTGTAGAGACGCTTCTCAGTCATCTCATCCTCTCCTCCAGCCAGCTCAAGAACTTTATGCACTGACTGACCAAGTAATGCCCACACCCTGTCGGATGCGTCTTCTGTGATCTGGTCAGAGTATCGCTTCTTGAGTTGGTTGATTTTCGGTGGCCCAATCAAGGTGGTAACCGAGATGTCAGCTTTCTTTGTTCCTGCCATATACCCATCATGGGATAGAGCGCGAAACATAGGGGCGGGTAGCCCGAAGTTATTTGTGATTGTCATTTCTCGAAACAATTAGCAAGCAATTCAGCTACACCTTTGAGGTGGTCACCTTGCTTAACTACTGCCTGTGCATTGGGAAGATTACCTAAGAGGAATCGTCCGTCTGCTGCTGCCGATGAAATCAAGCGGAGGTAAATCTCACGCTGGAGTTCGGATTGCACTGCTAGTTTTTCTGTTGTTTCTTTTTTTACTGTTGGTGTGTCTTTCATTAGTTTTATGTGGACAGGGGTTGTGCCGTCCAACAATGTAGATACTATCAAACTTCCGATAATCGTCAATAGATTTTTATGATATTTCTAAAAATATTTTTATCGGAAACGATAAAAGAAAACGCACCCCGAATTTCTCCGAGGTGCGTCCCCTAATGAATAACATGAAACAGCAACAAGCTGCGGACTCAGACTACATCAGCCTTACTCAATGTCAAGGGGGATTTCCAACCTATCTTGCAGGTCTTCCTTCACCTCTCTACGGATGATGCGAATCTCTGTGCTGAGTAGGTCTTGAGCTTCATCAAGTGGTAGCTCATCAAGATCACCTTGTATGTCAATGATAGCATCACGCATCATTGGCCCAGCCTCTCTGATAAACTGCAACTCCTGCTCCTTGGTCATCTTCTTCCCATTATCCCATGACAGACTTGAATCCCAAGCTGGAGGTGTAAGGTTGTTTCTATATAGAACGTCCCATGCTGGGTCTGGTTGCTCAGTAGAAACGATACGGCCAACAACACTTGCCAAGCGTCTTCCGAATCCAGACTCTTGCACAGCAGACGGGAACTTGGCATCATCACCAAAGTAGTTCACATCCTTGTTCAAAAAGTTGACTGATCCGGGCATATCCTTGAAGAAGTTCGATAGGTAATCTCCACCCACCGCTTTGTCTTCTGTGTAGAGTTTGTTGATGTCGCGGAATGCACCCGGAACCAACATACGAGAAATGATTCCTCCTACAAACTGCGTTCCTTTTTCAACTGGGTTCTGAGATTCTTTGAACTCAAGCAAGTCAGCAAGACCAGTAAGGAATGATTGGTTGAGGACAGCAACGAATCCAATAGAGAATGGTGCTGTTATTGCAGAAGCCGCAAGTTTACCGATGTCTTCAACTTGAACTTTCTCACCCTTCTTCTTCATTGATTTAATTTCCTCTTGCAACATGGCTCCACTTGCCAACGGAATAACAAGAGGAGTGTAAAGGTATGAGTAGTATGTATCACCAACTCTTACTGAATATTTCTGACCTCCCCGCTGCTGCCAGATTTTCTTTTGTCGCGGATCTTTTGGGCCTTCAGCATAGAACTGAATGTATGGACGCTTCTCTTGATCCTCTTCATCCCCACCTGTGAGTGCTTGGATAATGAATGGAGCAAGCATAGCGGCTATACCAATCATACCCTTAATTGCTATCTCATGTTCCTTATCTGCTCTGCCTTGGGTAAACGGGTCTTTCATACCACTTTGCTTTGCTCTAATCAATCTGTATTGAGAAAAGATTGGAGTGTAGTTAAGAAACTCATTCGTCACATTCGCCACAACATTTGTGAATGGGATTACAAATTTAGTTGCTGGATACTTGGCAAGGAGTCCGTTTACAAAGTTAGCAAGCATACCAAATAAGCCTTGTGGGTCTTGGTTGAATGCAGTTTCGAGTGATGCTTGTTCCGCGATAGCTCGCTTCTCCTCATCCTTCAATCTCTGCTCACGATAGATTTCATTTGCACGGATTATGATCTCTTGGTCTTTCTGTTTGCCTGTAGCCTGCGATGATGCCAACTCCAACTCAGCTTGACGCTTTGCCATGTCAAACCCTTCCCTTGTAAAATCCGCTGCTCCAAGTTGTGCTGCTTTCGCTTCGTATGCTGCTTCTCTCAAGAACATATCAGTTGCTCGGAGTATTCTCATCAACTGCCTTGGGTTAACATTCTTCAATGCTGTGTTCATCCAATCGGGGAGGAAGTTAATCTTCCCGTCACCAAAGTTGGTAAGGTAGTAAACAATCTTAGGAACATTTTCTGGGGTAGCACCCTCAAGAACATTCGTCTTGGGATACTTGGCCCTCTTCTCATCCTGCATACCAGATGGGTTTAATCCGTTACGCATTACATACAGGAATGAATTCACCGCTGGAGACTGCTTACCAGACACAGCAGAATACAATGCCCTCATCATTGGAATGATGGTTTTAGGATTGTATGATGCCCATGTAGCCACATTAAACATGAGGTTAAATCCACCAGACAATGCGTTAATCGCAGAGGTGGATACTTGTGAGATAAGTGAAAAATACCAATAGCTTGAAAGAATATCGCCAGTAGTGAACTTAGATTTGTTCATCAATGCCCGACCCATCTTCTCTTCTTCGATGCTACGGATCACTCCTGCTGGCAGTTTAGAAATCCTGTCACCCCACTCACGGATGGTATTTGCAAACTCAGCATCGTATGGCATGAAGCCTTTAGGGAAGTCATGGGTTTGTCTGAATGCTTCGTAGACCATCTCCGAATCCAATACGCCCATGTTTGCCATCTCAATTAGCTTTTGGAGGATGGTGCGTTGGTTGGCAGTTGATTTAATCTTGTTGTTTGCCAATACCTCTTGAGCTTTCTTAATAGCCTTGTCTACGTTCTCGCTCCTCTGCGCCAGCATTGCCTTCTCCATTTGAGCGGAGATCAATGTAGCTAACTCGGTAGCATTTTGCTCATCCATTCCAACTTCAGTGATGATTCTACTGATCAAGTTTTGTTTGAAGTTACCCTCATCGCTCGTTGATAGCTTGCTGATATCCTTGAGGTTCTTGATTGCTTTGAACTGAGCTTCAGCTTCCTCTTGAATCTTAGCCGACATGAGAGGCTTGGGCATTACCTTGCCAGTCTTCTCATCGATACGGAATCCAAGTTTATCTTGCAGGATTCTGCTCGTCTCATCATTCAGATACTTGTCTGTGTCTTGGATGAACTTCTCGATCAGTTCGTTTGATGCGCCAGTTCCTTGAAGTTCAGTGCGTATGTGCTGCTTAACTGCTTCTTGGTTTACATTCCTCTGTGATCCAAGGTAGGTGAATAGATCATTGAACTTGTAGTTCAAGAAGTCTGCCGAGTCTTTGACTGCCTGCGTCCTTAACTTGTCTGCCCATTCGTTTGAACGGAGTGCCTTGAAGAGTTCAGCGAAGTCAGCATTGAACGCATCCCTGCTCTGATACTTCTCAGCCATTCGGTTTGCCAGATCGTTCAAGAATGCCTTGTAAGCATTATCGTTTCCGATAACTGCCTTGACCATCTCTAAGTATTTGCCACTGCGCTTGCCTGCCTTCTGCTTTTCAATACCAGCCTGCTGGATTCCCATCTGCTTCGCGGCAGCAGCGAAGGACTGATACATGAACTTTGTCACATTATCGATGGAGAATTCCTTCTTGTTCATTCCAATCGAAAGGATGTTCTGAACAGTTTGGTCTACCACCATGTTGGCATACTTGTCTTCTTTGGTATCGAAGAGTCCCGCTGCAAAGTCCAATAGAATCTGGCGGGTTGAGTCGGTTTGCTTTTTAGAAACTTCTGCGCGGATTGATTGACGAACCTTCTCTGGATTCCTCTGCGCCATCTTAATCAAGGATGCTGCCTTCCTAAATACGCTTTGAGTATTAAAGACCTTATCCATCGACTTGCGCCGATCACCTCGGATGGCATTAGCTACTTCGTTGAATGATGATCTTGTAACTGCTGATAGATTACCCATCGAGGCAATGATGTTCCTCTTGTAGGTATCGATAGCCATTCCTGCACCGACAAGTTTACGGAGAGCAGCGGCAGCTTGAACCATTCGTCCACTCTCACGCAGAGTAAGAGCAATGTTGCGAGCCAATCCCGCTTCTACGTTTATAGACTCCAATGCAAATGCTTCTCTTGCAGATGCACTCATGTTTGAATCCAATACTTGCTTTCTGTATACAGAGGAAAGCTCATACATCATATCCATCAATACCAGTCTTTCGTATGGAGAAATGTTGTATGCTCTCTGTGCTGTAGCCTCATCCATTCCTGCTAAGTTCTGAGCAACACTAAAGAAGTCAGCGTCTGGATTGTTTCTGAAAATCTTATCCAAGGCATTGTTTGCTGCCGTGAAAGAGTTCGATGTGAATAGATTCGCGGCGATTGAGAACGGAGAAAGTAATGCTTTGTTCCACTTCTTATCTTTCTGTGCAGCACGGGACTGATACTCAGTGTATGCCTTGTTATTCTTTGGCTTGAGCATTTCAGCTTGAGCCTCCAAGTCAGAGATCATCCTTGTTGTGATCTTCTGCATCACAGTCTGACTCTTCTTGGACATTGGTTCACCTTCTGGAGTTACACCAGCACGGGCGATGATTCCAGATTCAGATTTAGCCAGCATTTCTGCAAGCCCCTCAATTGGGCGAGGGTTATATTCTGGTAGTTGAACAACTCGCTCAACTTGCTCCATCGCTTTATCAAGAACAGTCTTCTCAACTCTTGTTACCTTTTGGAATAACCCCCTAATGGCATCTATAAATTTCTGTAAAAGATTCCTATTGTCTGGTGTGAATACCTTGTATGATTTAAGTTCATCACGAAATCTTTTGTCGCTCATAAGATGAGCCAAGAACTCATCGTTAGATGCTAATGCATAAGCAGTTTCAAATATCTCATAAGACATTACTGGATTATCTCTGCCCATTTTCCACAATTTCAATAAATTATCAGAATTTCTGACCATGTATTGACTTAGATTTTCAGTTTTCTTAATAGGATAAATCGGCCCATTTGATAAACCGCGAGCGTCCCTTATCAATGTAAGAGCATATCTAAAACTTGCATCGTTTGAATACTTAGCTCTTTCAATTGCATCGTTACGGATTGAGTTTATCGCATCACGGAATGAAGGAACTTCTCGCAATGCCACAGCTAAAAATGAGTGAACAATTTCGTGATTGATTGTTTCGACTAATTTAGGGCCAGATAATTTTTTATCTATTCTTACAGTTTCTCCATCGAAGGAATTCCTGCTTGTTAGCTCAACAGGTATTTTTTGCAGAGCATCAGCGATTTTTGGATTGCTATCTATGATCTTGTTGATCATATCGCTCAACTCACCATAGTTTCCGCGAATTAGTTCCAGTGCAGTTTTTGATACAGTTGATTTTTCGGCAGCAGCTATCTGTTGTGGAGTTACACCCGCCTTCGCTTCGATTGCTGGAGTTATCGTTTCCGATACTGCTTCAACTTGTCCACCAGTTTCTGTGAGTGCGACAGCTTGGTCAGTAGGGAAAACTTCCCTGCGTTTTGAGGCTTTGATTTGTTTGTATTCTGGATTGCTTTCATAAGATGTTATGTCTTGATCTATCAATAGATAGGGTTCTGCTAAAGATTGTTTCTGTTCATCAGATATTGGCAACCCATCAATGATCCTCAATGCCGTATCGATTTGGCGATTTGCTAATTCAATCTGTTTTGGAGTAATCTGAGAATAAAACTCTGGAGTTTGAGAAACTTTCTGTTTCCTCTTTCCATCTTTGACTATCTTTGACTCACCAGTATTAAGAACTTCAGCGATATAATTAAGGACTTGGGATTTCTCAATCTCAACTAACGCTTGTGGAACTTGGAAGTCATCTTGCTCTGCGTTAACTTCTTCTTCTGAAATTTGTGGATCAGATTCAATTATCGCGGCTACTTCTGTGGTGGGTTCTGCTGGAATATTGCGGGTCTGCCCCTTACGAACCCATTCGATGCCACTAATTTCGGATATGTTTTGGTTTGGATTTACAGGAACTTGATACTTATTGTTTGTTCCAAACTCACGGAATACAACAGTGCCATCCTCAAGTGAGATTGCCCCGCGCATCCCCTCAAAGACAAAAGTGTCTTTGTCTTTAATCGCATCAGATATTGTTCTGTCTGGTAATGCTGGTTGAACTGTCAAGGATTCCTTAACAGTTGGTTCTGCTTTAGAGTAATCTTTAAACTCGTAGTTAGCCTCACCCTTCACGATACCATACCCATCGAGTATGCTGTTGATGGTATCTTCCATCTTCTTCACTTCTTTAGTCGAGGTTCCTTTGCCGAGGTAGCGAGTGATGGAGTTGCGTAGGAATTGGAGAGCATTGAGAAGTGAGTTCTTCCATGCCGTAATTATTCCTTTATCTTGATCGGAAAATGTTTCCTGCTCTGCTTTTCTGATAGCATTCAAGTCCTCGGTAATCTGCCCAGTTCTTACACGCTGGATGACCATCCGCATGAACTCTTGAGAGAAGGTGAGATCATCGAGGTTCTTGTTCTTCTCGTTTAAGTATACTTCAGATACGCCCGGAAGTGCATTAGGATTCGTGCGCTTTACCTCTTGGGCTATGTCAGAGATTCGCCTTACGATGTATTCCTGCTCTGTGAGTTTAGGATTCTTGAGAGCTTTGTATTCGTCTTGGATTCCTTGGAACATGGAAAGGTGAATCATCTCCTCCTCCAGTTTCTTTGCTGCCGCCCGTGACTCTTGATCCAATGCAGCGTCTCTGCTTGCTGCCCGTTGTTCACCTTGGGTCGCTAATTGCTGAAGCACATTTACATCTGGAACTACCAGATACTTTTTCCCGTTCAAGAATGTCGCTCGGTATGTGCCAGTATCGGCGGCTACTTGCTTGCCACCTGTCAGCTTGCCGTATTCTTCGCTTGAGATGACCTCTGTATTCGTTCCGGCCAAGAACCCTGCATTGGCAGCAATCCCCGTTCTGATCGCATTCTTGAGCTTCTGGGCGCGTTTCCCTGTAGCCTTGATGCCACCAAGAACTTTGTCTGTAGCCTTAACGAATGCTTGAAGGACTGGTCGGTCTGGAAAGAAGGTTCCGAATTCTGACCTTCTACCCGATGGTGGTAGTCCCATCTCGCGGGTTGGAGTTGTTCCCTGTGGTTCTACTCCCTGCTCAATAGCGGTTAATCCAGCGAGTTTGTTCTGCTCAACTGCGATAGCTTCGTTCACCCTATCAATCCCTGCTTGATCATTCTCATCCAAAGCGTCGAACTCCTTATTCAGTTCATCGATCTTTGCTATCGTAGTTTCTTTGGTAGCGGTGGGTGTTGCAGGTGCTGCGGCGGGAGTTATCGTTTCCGATAATTCTTCTTTGGGGATTGTATTGAACTCTGAGACTAAATTTGCCAAGGCAGTTTTCTTGCCACTCAGTGCTAACTCAGCCCTCTGTCTATCTGGTGAAGTCTGCTCTATAGACTGAAGAGTAAGCTCGTCCTCTTCGATTTCTGTTTTAAGATTATCGATTTGAGTTTGGGACTGCATTCTCCTCATTGCCATTTCAGTGGCTGGAGATGTTGGTTCCTTCTCAAGTTCGTCTGCCACTTGATCTGATGTTGAATCTATTTCCCTTTCTTCAGCAACCTGTGGCGTTTCCCCTCTTGGTCTATCGAAGAACAATGATGTTGGGCCACCAAGCGCACCGCCAGCGAGTCCCTCTAATGCAGCAGCAGATGCAACGCCCCGCATAGTTGGAACATCAGCACCTTCCCGTTGCAGTGCCAAGTTTTGCGCTACTTGTTCTTGTCCTGCCTGCACTGCCTCTGGAACCATTTCACCAGCGGTTCCAGTAATAAAGCGTCTTACTGCTGATTTTGTTGGAACGCCACCCTGTTTTAAGATGACTTTGCCAGCAATCTTTTCTACACCAGTCAATGCATTGGCAGCACCAAGTCCCGTTCCAAGAAGTATACTATCTAAATTTTTACCTCCGTATGATTGCGCTTCACTTGCCCCTTGCTTGGCAATCTCTGGAGACATACCTTTTTCCAAAAGGTAGCTTTCAGTTGCATCGTAAATTTGACCTTTGATAGTTCCCGCACCTTGAGCAGCACCAACTGCCGCTTGTGATGCCATCAAGCCTTTAGCTCCCAAAGCAACGCCTCTTATTCCTAACGATGCAGCATTAGCGGTGATACCACCAAGTAAGTTCACAGCAATACTTCCCGCCGCGCCTGCTGTTGTTAGAACTGGTGCAGTAGCAAATGCTTCTACACCTGCAACAAGTTGATCATAGATTCCTTTATCTTGAGCCTCTGTAAGAATGCGTGATACTTCGTTCTTGTCTTCCTTTGCTTGGGCAGAAAGGAGATTACCAACATCTTCTTCCACTCCACGAAGTGCGGTTGAGGCTGGATTGTCTGCTCCAAATACATCAGTCAATGCACGGAATCCACCTACTCCACCTTGAAGGAAAGCTACACCGACATCGCCAGCAGCGCGGGCTATACCTCGCTCTTCGATTGGTTCTGGTTCTGGAATTGGTTGACCAGAAATCGTAGATGTAATCTGATCTAAAGTATATCCTTCTTTAAATACATCTCCTATACTTTTATCGTTTGACGATAAAACAGAAGCAATTTGATCGTCCGTGAATCCCTCTTTCCTAAGAGATTTGAGTTCATCAAATGAAAAAGTCATGCGAAATATTTATCGGGATGGCATCAAACTATCAAGTTCTTTTTGTTTAATTGCTCTTTGTTGTTTGAATTTAGTAAGAAGTTCTTGTTTTTTCTTTGCTGGAATTGCTGCTCCAATCATTGATGTTGGTGCTTGCAGAGAACTAATTTCTGCATCGAAATTAGAAACTTCCTGCTTTAATTTTTGTATTCTTGCATTTAAAGCATTAGATACTTTTGCTTCTTCTTCAGCTTTAATTTGAGTATCAAACATTGTTGGTTCTTGCGGTGTGGGTGTTGCTGCTGCCGCTGGCGTGGCTTCTTCTTTTTTACCATATTGCGAACGAACTTGGTCAGCCACACTCATACTCTGTTTTGCAGATTCTGTTGCGGCGGGTTCTTCTTTTGGTAGTGGTTTATCTGTGATGATAAATGTAGAATCTAATGTTTTCGCACTTGATGGAAGATTCTGAATTGTAGATGCAGCAATAAAGTCATCTTTAGAAATTGTAATATATGAATCTTTTTTACCATCAATTCCAATGTAATAAGATTCTACTCTCTCTGTTTCTTTTCCGCGTTTTTTTACTAATTCAGATTTTTCTCCAATATCAAGATTGCCTAATTCATTTTCCTTAAAGAATTTTGACAATGTTTTATTGCTTGATATTCTACTCAATGCTTTAGGCACGTCAGTAAGAACCATGTCACCCGACTTAGCTATTACATTTTCATTGGTAGTTTTCTTATTGAACTTAGTAGAATATGAAGTTCCTTTATTACTTTCTGTCATTGTCATTGACTCTGGAACTTCAACGATTTTTTCAACTGGAGCAGCAATACCGACTACATTTCGTAATGATTTAATATTTGAAAAATCAAATTGAGAAACATTTGTTCCAATCGGAGTTGTTGTAGAACTTAGATTATTCTGATATGTTATTTGTTTATCTGGAGATGCACCTAAATACTCTTGTTGATTTTTATCAAATTCTTTTGAAACTTCTGGAGTTGGCTGAACTGCATTGGGCATTTGATTAGACCAAGGCAATTCTTCATTTTGAGCAGGCTCATTAAGTCCAGCAGAAAACCCACCAGTAAATCCGGGCATTGCTCCACCATCACCTTGCGGCATTTCTTCAACTGGTTGACCAAGATTTGGATCACTTGGCAATGGTTCGGTATCGGCGGGATTTGTGCCGAAGAATGCTTGTGGCCCGCGAGGCAATCCACCATTACCGCCACCCGTTCCACCGCTATAACGATTTGAATATGCTTGAATCTGACTCTGCCTCAAAAAGTCATCCGCTGCAATTTGATTCATTTTAATTCCAGCTTCCAATGCTGGCATCATAAACGGATTCCTCGCAACCGATGGGTCAGTCAAGAATGGCATCAAAATGGAATACGCTTCACCTGACTTACCTTCTCCAGCCTTTTTCATCGACTCCTGCATACTCTGCTGAAACATAGGAAGCATCTCCTGCGCTTGCTTCTGCTGCTCGCGTTGAGCCAACGCTTGTCCTACATTCTGACCAAGTTTAGCCAAAGAGTCTCCAACCCATGCGGTAGATTCCGATGCGCGATTGGTTCCTGTCATTATGAGTTCTGCGATAGACATAAATTATGCTTTTGTTCCCGATCCCATGCTAAAATTACCCCAAGCATCAGAAGAGTTTCCGTAGGTTGCGGGGCCATAAATTTGTTCGTAATTTTGTCTTGCTACCAATCCCCCCGCGCCACCCATGCCACCATATCCACCAAGTCCTTGTTGCATAGCTGAAACATTACTCATCGCACCTAATCCAGTTGATGCGGCTTTTCCAACATTACTTAGTGTATCAGCACCCGCCATCGTAGAGGCGTAACTTGAAGCAATATTCTCTTTATTCGCTCCGTAGATTTGTGAAGCAAGACCAGACTGAGCATTGTAGATGTTAGAGAACATATCAGATGTCAGTTTAGCTTTCTGCAATCCGACTTCTGCTCCTGCTGTTTGGTAGCCAAGTTGCAGTCTTCCAAAGTCTGCTACATTTGCAATAAAGCCTCCTGCCAAACGATTCCAGTCAGCCGCAATATTGCTAATTTGTGGCAAGAATTGAAATGCTTGATTCTGAACATCAAGTCTTGTTTGCCCAAGTTGTCTTGCCGCCAATCCTTGTGCTGCTTGGAATCCTCCAGCCCTCCCTGCTGTTGCTGGATTGAATCCCGCTCCAGCAAATTGAGCAACATCCCGCATTACGCCTTGCGTAACATCTTCCCCGTATTCACTTCTCAATCTTTGAGCGAGAATATCCATCGCTTGGTTTGTTAACTGCAATTGTTTTTCCCTTTGCGCTGTTGCTCCCGGCAAAAATTTTTCAATTTGTTGGCGATTATATTCAGATGCTTTTTCAGCATCGCGTTGCATAGCGGCATAATCATAAACTGGAGCTTGGACATCACTAATCATTCCTTGAACTTGCTGCTGTCCTTGAACCAATCCCTTAGTAGCTTTTCTTTGTTGTTTTTTAAATTGTGCTGCCGCTGCGCCTTGAGCTTTCTTTGCCCGATCTGCTGCCGACATTGAGATAGCTCCTGCCCCTGCTGCTGCACCTACAGCTACCACACCAGCCGCAATAGCGAATCCGCTGGTATGAAACATCATTGGATGTTTATTGCGAAACAAGTTTTCTGGATGGTCAAAAGATCTCATTTGATTAAGTCGGTTCGGTTATGCCGCCACTTCTGCACCCTTGGGTCTTCCTTGGCGATGTGGGGATTAAAGTCTCTTGAAGTGATGCTGTCAATAATTTCGTCTGGATCAGTTAAGTCTGTGACATGGCAGGTAGTCCAGATTGTGTCTTTGTGAGTAGCCAGCAAACGCCTTGTTCCTGCTTCTGTGATACCACTGTAGCCTGTTTTGTAGCGGTGGGCAGGGATACCATGATACCAGACAGTCACATCACCTTTCATAATAAAGAAAGGATGCGTAGTCAGATGAAGCAAAGTTGTGAGAATCGTATCCTTCGGCATATAGATTTCCCGAATATACATTCCCGGCGTGAACCTATGAATCAACGGACATTCCCGTGGAGGTAGTTTCAAAATCTCCAAGTCCATCAAGTTAAGTTCGTAGTTTGGATCACCATATCCAATTACGCTCTTTGCTTCAATCTTGTCTGGAATTATCAGTGTCATCGATAGAGGAAATAATCGTTTGGTGTTGGTGACAATATATCAGCACCGATTAGGTTGTCTGCCCGACTATAGTTAGCAAAGCGGATTGGTGCGGCGGTAGGGATTTCTAAGCCTTCCATCTCTTTTTCTTGCTCTAAAATTGCTTCTAATAAATGCCGTCTAAACTCATCAATTTTTCTATTCTCACGCGCATTTAATGCAAGACACGCAACCATCATCGCATCTGGGATGAACTCTACCAGTTCCTTTGGATCGGTTAGATCAAAGTATTTCTTCGATGCGTAAAGCGTGATACACTCGCACGTCCTTGGTGCTTTGAACCTACGGAATGTAGGGTGAGCATCGTTCGGTTGATAGATTGCTATCAGCGTCTTTGCTTCCAATGCAGTATCGTAGGCATACACCCGAATCCTACCTTTAGTAATTGGCTTGGTTACTGACCGAATCCCCTTCACAAGAAGATCAGACTTCGCCAGCGTTGGAGGATTGGCAGTAGTCACCTTAACCTTGTGGTAGGTGTCATACTGGTCTTGCGCTTCAAACATCAACTCTACGCCGATGTCTTCAGCTTCCTCGGCCATTACCCCGATTTGGTATGGATGGGTAGTATAATCTCGGAAGAGAACGTGGAGTCCTCCTACTTCTACAATTCCTCTATGGCATGAGTTACCTGCTTGCAGAGCGAAAGCGTTTGTCGCATTGAACCATTCATCAGCGAGGCTGGCCGACTCATCCCCGACCCAAGCAAGTTTGATTTGCTCATAACGGGCTGGAAGCGTGAAGCAATCGTTCACACAGCAAATTTGGACATACTCTTCTATGCTTGTCCAGCTTCGCTTATTCCACAGTAGTCGCCTTGCTTGGTTTACGGCTTTGACTCCGCGCTCGTATGAACAAGTGCCTGAGTCTCCTGCAAACCCCTTCACAAGCTCTACCATCTCTTCGAGGGTATCAGCCATAGGGATTATCGTTTCCGATAATTATTTCTGGTAGCCTTGCTTGGGAGTGCCAGCAGTCGTGTAGATGCTTGGCTTCTTTTTTCCCAAATTGGGCATATTGCCCATACCTTCACGGATCATGCCGCGAGTTGGTGAGCCGCCTGATACTAGACGTGGATCTGTTCCTTTTAGTGGTGTCATATGTTTATTTTCTTTATGGCTTGGTTAATTACGAAGTATGAATTGCCATCCATTCAATACTTGTTATTTGAGAAATATTGTTTTCAACACGGATTGAAAATCCAGTCGTTGTTTTGCTCGCATCATTTAGTGCAAATAACGGAGTTGCAGAAGCTCCAATTGTGCCAGTGCAAACTGGAGTAATTGATACTGCATAGTTTACACTTGGAAGTGCGGCAAAAGAAACAGTTGGGGTCGAGTCTGCTGGAATCACTCCTGTTACTACACCCCTTCTAACATTGACTACAGGAATAGCGTTAACCTGCGTAGTTAGATTTGTGATGTTCGTCGTATTTGCCGAAATCTGACTCTGCTGGTCAGCAAGGTCTTCGTTGATTTGAGCAACTTGCGCTGGAGTTACATCGCCAAGACCCGGAACATTGATGGTTCCGTTAGTCAGAACTTCATCAATGAATACTTGAAATACATTCTGCCAGTTACCAGTTGGACAGAAGTCATCTGGGACATTTGGAAATGTAAGTGCTGGCGATGAAGACTGATTGTCCATAAATTAGTTTACGATATTGTAGTTCCAGTATTTCTCTTGGCAACACAAAAATGGTTCACACTCTTGATTTTCTTCTGGGCAGTCACCAACTGGAGAGTCATCGTTGTTCTTGATGTTTGCCATCAACCTTACTCGGTCAACTGTAGCTGCTCCAGTTAGGTTAACTTTAATCTGAAATTCTGATCCTTCTACTGATGGGATGCCTGCCAAGTCATTACACTCACTTGGGTCGGGCGTGTTAAACTTGTAGCGTTTGTAGCGATTACCGCCCCGTTGTGGGAAGCATTCAGTTACTACTGGTGAACATGGATTACAACCGAATGTCGTAGGAACTTTCAGTTGTGACCAGCAAGGATTAGAGTCAGCGCGGAAATCGACATAGCTATCTACTTCTCCTTTAATCTCACTCATCCACATTTCTCCACCAGTAATCTTTTTGCGGAGGAACTTGTTTGTAGCCCCGCTTCGGTTGAAGTCATACCTGCCAGTTGTGAAGAATGATTCGATCTGTCTAGTTCCATTTGGGCCGTAGTCATCGCCTTGTGCTGTGGTGAACTCGTAGAGGCGGTTCTTGTTGTCTTTGTCGAATGAGAATCCGAATCCCCGCTTTTCACCTTGGATCAGTGCAGTCAGAAGTTGGGTTGGCCTGATTCCCGTCCATACTCCATTCCAACGGAATGATAGTTGTGCGTCTGGTGCAGGCGTTGAGGATTGGTCGAGGTCGAGAACAACCATGCCCCTATGAAACCTGTTCAGTCCCTCTACGCCTTCTGCGCGATAGGTCTGTGGTGAGACAGTATTGATTAGGTAGTTGTCGAAAAAGATAGTCGAAGCGAATTGCTTCATCCACGGGGTATCATTTGATACCCACTTGTTCACATCCCTTGATAGTTTACGAAGTGAGAAGTATCTATTGAACTCGGATTGAGTATTGGAGTAGAATGCCCAGCCATCGTGTGATCTGAACCAGAGTTCGGAGTTAACTAGAGCAAGATTAGGGCTAGTGCATCCGCGCCCAAGGAGTGAGATACGCTGGATGTTTGATGTGTTCCATTGTGACCTTGGTAGAGAAACATCCATTGAGAATGCTCCGTTCCCAGTAAGGACTACAAGCTGACCTTGGCCGCGAAGGTTGTATCCAAGCTCTGGCATGACCTTCATGCCTGTAATATTCCCCATCATGGCTGGTGTCGAGAAAGCCCCACCTTCTGCCCAGTATCCTATCTCCGTGAAATTCTCTGTATTCTTGGTATCAGTAAACCCACCACCATAGATAATGTCAGATGCGTAAATTTGATTGAACCTATCAGAAACAAAGACTCGCCCGAAAGCATACTCCATGATTGTTCCAATCGGCATCTTTGCCAAGTATGGGTTCAAACGATAGGCGGGTAGCTTAACTGTCCCTGTTCCGGTTCCCCTTTGAGTGTCTGTAATGACTGCCGTAAACTTAACTCCAATCGTATTGGATGGTGCGCCGATCAGCATGAAGTCTGTAGTTCCAACCGAAACAATTTCGCAGTAGTCTTGGTTTTGTATTTCACTTGCTGTCAGCGTTCCCAATACCCCATCCCATGCTATAGCATTCTGGTATCCGTTTTGGATATACGCCCGATCTTCAGCTTGCACGAAGAATGTGTGCATCATGCCCGGATCGTTGCCTTCGATGACCTTGTAGGCAAACGCCCGATTGTTTACGATTTTTAGGAAGTAAATAACCCCCGATACCGATAGCAACATTCCATCGCTTGTTCTATAGTTAGTCGCCCGATATGGATATGCACCTTGGAAGTTACCACCAAGAATATCGTTAACGATATTTGCATTTTGTCCGTCTCCAGCAAAAATCGGGATGTTCCGAATGCTTGGTCTTGTTCGGTTAATGCCACCTCGGAATGTCCTATTTACCGATTCTGATACTACCGACTCTGGTAAATACGATGGATGAGTATCTGCGTCTTGCGCGATGATACTTGTGAATCCATCAAAGACTGATCCTTCTGCTGGCATGGATTTTAAGAGTTTGCCATAATTACCCAATTGGTTCCATCGCTAACAAGCGTAGCCCAAGCTCCAGCGGAAGCTGAAAGTATAGCTGTTCCGGGTGTCGCTGAGTTTGCAGGAACAATATTGCTGGATGCAGACACAACAGTATGTGCTGTGATAACTTTGATTGTGAATTCTCTTCCTAACCACAATGATGCGGCTGGAAGTGTTACTGTGCAAGACGATCCTTTGTTTACAATAATCCAGTTTTCCGTATCAGCTAAAGTAAAGTCTATAGTTTTTGTTACAGGTGCGCCACGCCCAAATGACCCAACAACTTGCAATTTATTGACTGGAGAAGTTGTTCCAATACCAACATTACCGCTATTTGCAAAAGTAGCCAATGGAAAGCCACCTGCACTACTAATCACAGCATCAGGTGTTGCTGAGTTGGAAGTCGCTCCAAAATAAACTGGCCCTCCAGTTCCTGTAAAGCGAACACCAAGGCCGTATTGTTCATTGTCCGCTGCTAAAGATGTTCGACCACCTCGCAAATCAAATATAAACTGTGGATATATCGAGCTTGTTCCGATGCCTACTTTTCCATCAGCTTTAATAATAAATGGTGTAGAATCTGGGTTTGAACTATCTTCAACAACTAATGCGTCACCACTTCCTGTTTGTGTAATGCGAACCGCATTAGAAGATGAGTTTGCACTAAATACTGCGGATGCTCCAGTAACCGCTCCAGTGGCAGTAACGCTTGCTGCTGTAACTGCTCCAGTAGTAGTCAATGGTTGGTTACCAAGATCAACTGGGCCAGATTGAAGAACGCTATTAAGCGTAGCAAACTCAAGCAGTCCGGTTGCATCCCTTCTCAATACAGTTCCATTCGCTCCATTAGTCCAAGTCAAATTACCAGCACCATCAGTCTTTAAGACTTGTTGGGTAACTGGGCCTTGAATTGTTTTTTGACAAGCAGCAGAGTCTTCTACTACCAATCGTTTGCCATTGGCAGTTGTTTCAAGTGGTTCACACAACAAGGGAAATTCCGAGTCGCAAGGTGGGCATGGTGTGCAGTAACTCATAATTAATTATTTTCTGAAGGCAACAAAGGTGGTTCTGAAAATCTCCAAGGTATATGTGAAGTTAGAATAAGATTTGGTTGCGCTTCAATGTTTGAAGCTAAAGATGTTTCAACGCTATCTTTCCCTACTAATTCTTGAACCCATTTGATTAAATCTTCTAATGTGACTTCTTGAAGCAGTTTGAATTC